GACCCATCTTGCCGCCCTTCTTCGCTGCAGCAGCCAGCGTCTTGGCCGGAATAGTCTTACCCTTGGGCGTGCCAAGCTGGGAGCGAAGAGCCCCCGGCTTCTTGATGGCACCAGCAATCCAGTTCTTACCCTTCATGTCACCTCACAAGGACTTCGATAATTGTGTTAAGCGGCGGTGCTTGAGAGAACGTCAAAGTCGTCCCCGACAGCGAGTATGTCGCTTTATGCTGGTACACGCCGTTAATATGCACGCTTGTAAGATTCTCAAAACCAAACGTCGATGTTAAGGTAAATGCTACCGTCACACCATTACCGGTAAAGGTGTCAATACTGGGCGTACGAAGTTCCTGCAGCGCCGCCTCGACGTTCGTCCCGGTGTAGTAGCCTCCCGCATCAGCAATGCTGATCTCGGACGCCTGATCCTTGAGTGCCACGCGGTCGTCAATGGCATCAAGCACTGACCGGGCTGTCACCCGTAGATCAATCCGGCTCCCATCAGGAAACGGAATGGCGACAGTGCCTTCCTGCGCTCGCACGATAGTCAGCACGTCATTGACCCGCGCTGTACACTTTACAATTTCGTAAAGCCCAGTGGGGGATACCAGTGTTCCGTAGAAATATTCGCTTGCTCCGGGCGAGGGAAATCCTGCCCCAGCGCCAGTCGTAACGACGACGGACGTAGCACCTGCACTGACCGAACCGACCAGCAGGCTAGAGGTGTTATTTTTTAGGAGAACACCCATTGCTACTCCAGAAGGATGTACGAGCCGTCTTCTTGCAGCAGGTTATTGCCATCCTCAGACAGCAAGTTATTCAACAGTGCCGATGCCTGCCGCCCTACACGCCGCATGATGAGGACGATGTTCAGCATCTCAGCCCCGTAGAACCAAGGTCACGTCAACGGCGTTGGCAGCACCGCCGGTCACAACCGGTCGAAGATAGACTGCAGCCGTGGTAAACTCAAACAACGCCGCCGACGTGGCACTGAGAGTCGTGCCGCCCAAGTCTTTCATGTCAAAGTAAGTCACACCGTCGTTCGACGCCTGCAGACCCACCGTGGCACCACCGAAGGTGCCATCAATCTGGACACAGCCAGCAACAGCCGCCTGCGCTACAACGATGAATGGGTTAATTGTATCGCCAGTGACGATACCGGCCCATACCGTCTGGGGCACTTTCGAGGACTGCGCCTGAACAAAACTAAACGCAGGAGAAACGGTCGCCATCGGCTAAACCCTTGTGGTTATGGTCAGTCTGCCGCACGGTACACCAAGAAAGCAAGCTATGCAATACCATAAAAAGCCCCGGCAGCAAAGGCCACCGGGGTTAAGTCCAACAGGGAGGAGAGCTACCGAAGGAGGAGGACGTGCCTTAAGTAACCGAATCCAATCATGCACACACAGCCCAAGGCTGTCAAGTCCACCCAGCCGACACGACCGGGCGAATATCGCGCTTGAGCGTCTGGTAGAGGAAGTCCCCACTGGCATTGCTCAAATGCAGGCAAAGATATTGTAGAGCTTCTGCTACGTGCGAGTGCTTGTTCTTGTCGATGGCGTTGTCACCCGTGGGCTTGTACCGATACCCGCCCATCATCGCCGCCTTCAAATGTGTGCATGACGGGTCCACGAGAAACGCCGGATCGCCGTCAACCTGCCGCATGAGGTAGTCATCCACCGCCGAGATACGCGCCGAGATGGCGTTCGTCCGCGCCGGAATGACCCGCAACCCCTCGGCCTTCACGATGTCCACCGCGCTGCGCTCGTCGGTCTGGGCCCTAGCCGTACCCGCCGGATCGACCACGACGAGCACAGGGCACCCCGAGAACCGCTCATACAGCAACGGCTTTAGCAGCGTCCGTACGAACCGCTGGATACCCATGTCGTAGCTCACGCACTCAGCCATCACCAGAGCGCGTCCGCGCGGGTCCTGCTGCCCGATCACCGCTGCCGGGGTGAGCCCCAAGTCCATGCCGACGACGACAGGTCTAGTGCCGCCAGTGAAAGCTCTGAGGCTGCTGTGAGCCATATGGTAGTCAGGGCGGAAATACTTGTAGACAGGCATACCAGCGAGGCTAAGGCCATATTCGCCGTCAATGTAGACGCGTACATATTCCTCGGATCGACCCTGTGTGTCATAGTATCCCTCTGGCAGATTCTCGATGTTCTCGGCATAGACACTGCGGCCAGACGGCTGCCTGAACACCTCCCAGCCATTGTCGTTGAGAGACACCCCATCCGTGGGATCGAGATGCTCAAGCTGGTAGTACCACCACGTATCCATGGTGGGCGGGTTCGTATCTCCCCACATCCCGAACCACGTCGGCCCGCCATCCTTGGCACTGGGGAAACGACCGATACGCTTGGACATCGCATCGACAATCGCCGGGTCGATATCCCTGCACTCGTTGAACCAAGCGCCGGTCAACTCCAACGAGTTCAAATTCGCCACATCGTCGGCGTCATCCAACGCGCGGAACATAATCTCCGCCTCGACATCCCCGACCTTGAACAGATACGTCTTCGTCGTACGCATGAACTGCCCGCACGGCCCGGACGGAAACCAGTCGAGGAACGTCTTGATCGTCGTATCCTGAAGCTGACGTGCCGTCTCACGGACAATAGCCCACCGGCTGCGCCTGCGGCCACTGGCGTCAGGCTTTTGCATGGACGCCCGGCGGATGACCTCGAACGAGCACGTCACGCTCTTGCCAGAGCCTACAGGGCCCATGAGCACGCGCATCTTCGCATCACATTCCATGAACAGTTTCCCCGTCCTCGGGGGCGTATAATCAATCTCAAGCGCCATGTGTCAATTGGGCTTCCGCAGCCCGTCCTCGTAATCCTCACGCTGGTCATAGGCGTGATGGGTGATAATCTTGTCGTCGTCGCAGTCGATTTCGATGTCTGGATCGCACCAGCAAGAGCCAGTCGCGTCAAAGACGTGAAGGTAGAGGTCATCCATGGGTGCAATGTGAAACACCGGTATCGGGGTCGGCAGCGAACGCTTAACCATCGGCATCCTCCAACAGAACGATCTGATAGTAAAGCCCGCGCTTGCGGGAACGAACGATCCGGGTCTGGTAGCTGATCCCTGCCTCGGCAAGGGTACGCTCGATCTCACGGGTGGCTATTACCGAATACACTCTTGCCGCATAACGCCCGGTCTCAGGGTCTTCGCCAAAGGTGTCGAGGATAGCGTCAGGCAGGGTCATCGTTTACGACTTCATCGTGTTCAATCACGGGCTGGTCGTACTCGTAGGCCTCGGTCTCCACGGGTTGGTTGAGGTTGATGGTAATCCGGACACCACCGCCAGCGGTGACTTCGGCCTCGTTCTTGGGCTCCAGCCCGCCCCACTTGACCGTCTGCTTGATCAGGTCGGCCTTGACTGCTGCTGAGACATCCGGGCTGTGGATCAGGGTCCAAGACGTGACAAGAAGTTCCTCTGCCTGTGCCCGAGCTTTCATACGGAACGTCAGTCCCTTTTCGCGGACTTCCTCCCGGTAATGCTCCACCTTCTTGAGAAACACCGGGTCTTTGCTGAAGACGAGGATTTCGTCTTGGCTGATGCGGTGACGCGCCAGCATCTCGCCCATTTCCTCGCCACTGCCTTCCAGCAGCAGGGCCATGTCGAACGCCAGACGATCCGACCACTTGGTATAGTTGAATGGGCTCAGGTCCATGTTCTGGGATTATGTCCGTGGATATGCTGGGTGTCAACTGGTTTACGGTAATGTAAACTATTGGTTTTATGGGGCTGGGATTTTTTGTAAAGTAAATGTGAAGGGGGTGTACATTTTTTGTAAAGTATTGGTTTTAGGGGTCTTGGATTGAGGGTTTGCCTACAAAAGGGCGGGGCCTATAATTTTCCAATCCATGTGGTCCCCCCTCCCCCTCCTCCCAAGGGGCAAGGCGCGGGACGGATGCCCGCGCAACGCTCAAAGCCGCGCAGCGCAATCGCCCACGAAAACAGGGCTTTTTGACATTCTGGGACATTCTTGCCATATTGGAGTCATCGAAAGGCAAACGCCAATCGACGCCGCAAGGGCCCCCGGCCCAAGGGGCCTGCTGATTGAAAGTGTGAATATCATGGCTAATGCCAACGAAGTGACTTGGATGCAGGTCGAACTGTCTGACCTCAACGAGAAGTCCCGCAAGCTCTATGACGCCTATAAGTCGGCGGCACAGAAGACGGCGGAAATCCGCAAGGATTTCGAAGCATCGTTTATCGCTCAAGCGAAGGACGTGCTGCCGGACGGGATGACGCTGGCCTTCGGTTATAAGTTTGGACGGCTCTCCGTTGCTGCCGTCCCCGCTGAAAAGCCCAAGGCTGCAGCCAAGAACACCTTCAAGCTCGGCAGGAAATAACACGAACGGGAAGGGCCTCCGGGCCCTTCCCACCTCTCATCTTCAACAGGGAAATCCAGCATGTATAACGTGATTTACTACGCCGCCAATGGACGGGAAACCTCTGCCTTAGTTCACTCTTGGACAAAGGCGTTGGACAAGGCTTCGCAACTTGCCACTCGGCAGGCGAAGCCGCCCTTCCCTATCGTCATCAAGGACGAACTCGGGCGGATCATCCACGAAATCAAGGGCTGACAAAACGGGGCGGCGCAAGCCGCCCCAACCTCAACAGGAGAGACCTATGAACGACTATCTTTTCCTCGCTCTGCAAATCGCCCGCGTTGCGTCTTTCTGCTTCGTGGTCTGGTTTCTAACCTATGCCTTCTTCCTCATCACCCCCTAACCACGAACCCCAGTCGCAAGGCTGGGGTTTTTTGTTGTCCGCAAACTGTAACCACAAGCGTGTCACGTCGAAGGCGCTTTGGTCTCGCTATCGCTCGACCATACGTCGGGGGCCTATAGGTCGCATAATGCGCGCATTCACACGACAAGACACTGTAAACTTGAGCATCTAGCTGTGTAAAGTTGTTAACTATCTAAACAATGTAAACTATCAAAACGTAACTTAACCGACAAAATTCCTAATACTTTACACTTTACACCAAGAAAACGCAATAAAACCAAGGAGATGGGGGGCTATATATATATTATATTATCCAGATAATCTAAATAATAAGGGTTTTTCGAATATAATCCCCTACTAAAATTATTCTGGAACAAATATAGAACGAGACTGCTCAATCCCCCCACTGTAAACTTGTTAAGTTTCGTCCTTCCAAAAATATTTTAGTAGCGCATTACCTCCAAAATTTTTGATACTTTAGATAGTTGCCTTTCTTTACACACTAACCCATTGGTTTTGTTCCTATATCTACTATCTCTAATATTAGATAGCCGCCCCTTATTTTTTGCTACTATACAAACCCTTTTTGCTACTTTACACCTCCACCACTATCAAACTATACAAAGTATACAAACCTTACACACCTATAGGCACCGCGCTTTGACACGCCGCTCCGCCCCGTGGCATAATGGGGGCCGGGCATCGCCCCGCCAATAGGGAACTATACATGTCAAGCTGTAAGGTTTGTAAACTTCCTATCCTACCTATCGCTCGTGCCGCTATAGCGGACACCTGCATATCCTGTGGTGCTCATCACGCTAAGAGCGTTAAGTTTACCGTAGTGCCTATGCATAAGAGCAACTATACAGTGGTCTCCGACCACAACGAACTACGCCAATTGAACCCCAAGAGAGGAATATAAAGTGAACAAGCCCGATCTCATGGCATACATCGTTTACACCGATACGTTCGGTGGAGAAGCCAACTACTGCTGGAAGCGCGAAGCCAGTGTGCGTGTGCAGTGGCCGTATATCAACTCCGTGGTGATCCGTAGGTGCAAGAAGGCCCTTGGCCTCACCTCACGACACAAGGTGGAGGATAACGGCTGTGACCTGACACTGCGTTTCCCCGGTTCCAACACCATCGCATTCATCACGTTCGAGGAGGCTGCCAACAATGGGTAAAATCAACGGCGTTACGGCGCACGAAACAACCGTATCAAACTGCCGCCAGTACGTGGAGCGTAGGGTTCCCTTCCACACGACCAACAAGCAGTTGTTCGGCTACTGGTGCCCTTCGGGCACTTACACCGTGTTCAGTTACGGCCAGCACTGGCCGCTGTTCGTCTATGAGCCCACTACCAGCAAGTGGTTCGCTAATGAGGACAAGTACGGCACCACCACGAGCAAGCACTATAGCAAGGCACATCCCTTCCACGTCACACCAACCAAGCTGTCCTGCACTGCGATGAAGCGGCTTGTAGCCGAGGGATACACAGCACTGGTGGAATGGCGCTTGGCTGGTAACACCACCACGGGAGAAGCAGCATGAACCACTGGACAGACGCTGAGATCAGGCTGACACGCTATGCGTGGTGCCTCCACGACATGGCTTCACCGCACAAGAAACCCCTTCCCAAGATCAACCTGAACGAGGAGTTCGCCTGATGTACTGGAACCACCGCGTAATCCGCACTGTGGATAGCGAAACGCTGGAGATTACGCTCCAGATTGCAGAGGTCTACTACAACAGCGATACAGGTAAGCCGTATGCCTATGGCGAACCGTTCCTTGGCGGTGAGACGCTGGAGGAACTGACCGAAACGCTTAATCGGATGCAAGCTGCGCGTTTGCAGCCTGTGTTGGCCTATCCCGACGACTTCGATTTAACCGATAGGGATGAGGATGAGGATGAGGTCGAAACGGGGGAATAATCCCCGTCCACTGGTGATGCCAGTGCTGATGAGACCAACAACCAACAGGAAAGCTACACAGAATGCGTCCAGAACTGCTCAAGGCAACGCTCAAGGCTATCTACAACAGCAACAAGCGGTCCGTTATCATCGAAGGTGCCCCCGGTGGTGGTAAAACCTCACTGGTGCGTGAGACGGCGGCGGATATCGCTGGGACCAGTGAGCACCACTATGTCGGCTCATGCCAAGTGTTCGGGGATAACCTGTTCGGCTATGTTGAGAAGCATATGCCCACCATGGTGGTGGAGGATTTCGGTATTCCGGACATGCTGAATACCGAGAGCAATACGTTCGGGTACAAGGTGCCGGATTGGTTCCCTGCCGAGTACAGGGATGACCTGCCGGAACGGGGTTTCATCTGCTTCGATGACCGCAATCAGTGCGGTGCAGAGTTGCAGAAGGTGCTGGCAAACGTGCAGCAGGCACGGAACCTCCATGGTGTGCGGATGAAGGAAGGCTGGATGGTGGTGTCCACTGGTAATCGCCAGAAGGACCGTGCTGGTGCCAACAAGGTGCTGAGCCATCTCAGCGACCGTGAGACAACATACGAGTACGAGACGCACCTCGATGACTGGACCAAGTGGGCGATTGACCATAACGTCCAGCCCGAGCTTATTTCGTTCATCCGGTTCAAGCCCGCCATGCTGCATGACTTCGACCCCCAGCGCGATAAGAACCCCACTCCCCGGTCATGGGTGGAGGGTGTCGGTGCCATGGTTGGTAACGTGCCGCCTGAAGCCGAGTACGAGACGTTCAGCGGTGCCGTGGGTGAAGGCCCTGCGGCTGAGTTCACGGGCTTCCTGCGTATCTGGCGCAAACTGCCTAACCCGGATGCTATCCTGCTCAACCCCACTGGTTCCGAGGTGCCCACGGAACCCTCCACCCTCTACGCCCTGTCCGGTGCTCTCGCCAGCAAGGCAACCATTGGCAATTTCGACCGGGTATGCACCTATGTCGAGCGTATGCCACCTGAGTTCAGTGTGCTGTCCATCAGCCTTGCAACACGGCGTGATCCGGCACTGGCATCCAGTGCTGCGTTTGCGAAGTGGGCTGTAGCACATCAGGATGTGCTCTTTTAACCGAAGGTTAACGTGGTGGGGCTATAGCCCCACCACTCCTGCCGCTATCGCCTTATGGGCGGTGCCGATAGGAGTGGGCGATGGACAAGAAACACTATTTCGCAGTGGGGCGGGCCATAAGGGCAACGCAGGGTGATGCCTTGCTTGAGTTTATCTATACCGAGTACGAAGCGCACCTCCACGATAACACCGGTATATACCTAGCCTTCCAGCACTACGTGCAGCGCCACTATCCTGCCGTGTTCAAACTGGCACGGGCCTATGCCCGGTTACAGGGGTGGATATGATGGAGTTCGGTGAAGCAATGCTGTTCAGCAAGTTCCTGCGTGAGCATGGAACCGCAGCGCACAGGCACCGCCTTGTGGTGATGAGACAGAAGAAAGAACACATATCAGAGAAAATACAGAAGGAAGAACCCGGTCTTTGGTTCAAGTGGCTGGCATACAGGGCTGCTACGTTACAGGAGCGCCGCAAGTGACCTATATGTCATTCTACGGGTGGTTGATGGACTTCCATCCGGAGACGCGGCCATTGATACACAAGGCAGTATTCAAACATGCTGAGAAGTGGCCACATAAAAACCTGACAGATATTCTCCGCGCCGAGTTGGGTGAGGAGTTGTTTAACGCATATCGTGCCTACAAACGCATAACAACAGGAGAGAAGTAATGAACCTCAACGACAGAGCATTGCTGGTGCAGTTGAACATCAGCCAGTGGACAGCCCGTAAGTTCGACAAGCGGGCCACCAAGGACGTTGCGGATCGCAATGGTGTGGATGCCATTGTCGGTCGGTACAACAAGTCCTTGCTGCCCATGAATGACCAGCTTGATCTGGTCCACCGCAAGGCGAACAGCATCCGTGGCGAGTTCTACGACAACACGTTGCCGTGGGGCATCGAAGGCACGCAGTTGCTGCCGACATCCAACTATCTGGAGTTCATGACCACCTTCCGCAAGAAGAAGTCCGAGTGGCAGTGGCTGGTGACCCAGTTCACTATGAACTACGAGAACTACATTGACGATGCCAAGCGCACCCTTGGACCGATGTTCGATGCAAACGACTATCCCCACCCCACTGGTATCGAGAGCAAGTTCAAGATGGACTTGGCTGTGTTCCCGGTTCCGTCCAATGACTTCCGTGTCAGCATTGCCAGTGAGGAACTGAACCGCATCCAGCAGGACGTGGAGCGCCGGGTGCAGGAAGCAAGTGCTTCCGCAATGAAAGACGTATGGCAGCGCCTTTACGACAAGGTGAAACATATTGAGGAGCGTTTGGCCAATCCCAGTGCTGTGTTCCGTGACACAATGCTGGAGAACGCTCGTGAGTTGTGTGAGTTGCTTCCCCGCCTTAACTTCGCTGATGATCCGACACTGGAGCAGATGCGCCGTGAAGTGGAGAGCAAGCTGGTTAGTTACCACCCCGATGCACTGCGTAATGACCCTGACCTGCGGCGTGACACTGCTGCCAAGGCGAAGGATATCATGGATCGCATGGCTGTGTTCATGGGGCAGTGATGCAGGTTGATACAAACATGCCGTTCGATCCGGTGAGGAGGGATGCCCTCCTCGCCATACTCAGGCAAATGCACAGGGTACCTAGGTTATATAACCTTCCGTACGCTGACAACCATGAGGACAACCAGCGCCGTTACTGGCCAGACTTTCTGAGGTGGGCAAATGGTATGCTCACTGGCAAATCGTGACAACAGGAGAGAAGACGTGACACAGAGAGACTTGTTTACCAGAGAGCTTAGCAAGGCACAGGTAGAGATGCTGGGCCGCATTGGGCACACACTTACCAACATGGGCTGCCAGTGGGTGATCGTCACCCCCGATGGCGAGAAGTACGGCAACATACGTGAGGAGGACAAGAACAAGCGCCGTCCGATGAAGCACCAGTGGGGTGTTAGGACTGCATACGTGCGCCCCTACATGGAGACGCTGGAGGTTGGCCAAGTGGCTGAAATCCCCGTGGCTGGTAGCGGTTTTAATCCGACTGAAGTCATCAATGCCTGTTCTTCACTGGCTTGCCGCCTGTGGGGCAATGGGCAGGCAACGTCTGCCTACAATCCCAAGACTGATAAGGTCGAAATTCTTCGCACTGGAGGTATGTAATATGAAACACAACATGATGCCGCTTGAAAAGCGCCTTGCCAAGGCAAGGACTGCACTGGTGCTGGAGCAGCCGTTTATCGGCACACTGGCGCTGAACCTCGAACTGAGGGTGAGCGAACGCTTTCCCACTGCTGCGACCAATGGCAAGTGGATCGAGTTCAATCCCAAGTTCTGCGAGGAACTGGATGATGAGCAGCTTAAGTTCCTCATGGCGCATGAGGTGTTCCATCCCATGTTCGAGCACAACTATCGCGTCAAGGGTCGCAACCCCAAGAAGTGGAACATGGCTGGCGACTACGTCATCAACCAGCTTCTCACCGACGAGAAGATCGGTAAATTTATTGAGGGTGGCCTGCTCAACAAAGCGACGTATGACGCTGGCAAGGGGACCACTGACGGTATCTACGACATCCTGCCGGAACCTCCGGAAGGCAATGGTGGTGGTCAGGGTGGCAATCCTATCCCCGGCACTGGCGATGACGTGGTGGAAGCCGATGGTTCACCCGCTGAAGTAGCGCAGGAACAAGCTGAGATGCGTGTTCGTGTCGCTCAGGCTGCTCAGGCTGCCAAGATGATGGGTAAACTCTCCGCTGGCATGGAACGGCTTGTGTCGCAAACGCTTCAGCCCAAGGTGGACTGGCGTGAGGTGCTGCGTAAGTTCGTGCAGCGTCAGAAGAACGACACCCGGTCATGGGCCAAGCCTAACCGCCGCATGGCGACGATGGGTATGTACCTGCCGTCCATCAGTGGCGAGGTGCTGGGTGAGGTGGCTGTTGCCATCGACTGCTCTGGCTCAGTGGGCGAGAAGGAACTGAACGAGTTCGCTGCCGAGTTCAAGGCAATCTGGGAGGACATGAGCCCCGCCAAGGCCCATGTGATCTACTTCGACAGCGAGGTGTGTCACTACGATAAGTTCGAGCGTGGTGATGATGCCACCATTGCCGCCCATGGCGGCGGTGGAACTGCGTTCAGCCCGGTGTTCCGCTACATGGAGCAGCACCAGATCAATCCCGTGGCGACTGTGTTCCTCACCGACCTGTACTGCGATGACTTTGGCCCTGCACCGGAACATCCTGTGCTGTGGGTGACCAACGGTACGGACAAAGCCCCTTGGGGTGAAGTAGTCCGCATGTAAAAAAGAAGCGGGGGTGGTCAGACCCCCGCCCCTACCAACAGGAGAAGCTGCGATGCCTTCCATAGAATGGATCATTATCACAGGGCTGTGCCTATGGGCAATAGCCTTGGAACTAAAACTGAGGCGCAGTGAGACAGTGCGGCACGACATGGGTCAGGTGTTGTATCTCGTGGCAACAGGTCGTGCTTGTGCGACCTATGAAAATAACAAATTTACTATTCAGCTCAACAAAGGAGAATAAGTTTATGGCCGTTGTACGTTTTTCGGACGAACTCAAAAAAGCTGTTACCGACAATGCCAAGGCGCTGTTCAGTAACCGCATCAGTGCTGCCTACAAGGCATCGCCGCCTATAGCAGAGGAGGTGGCTGATCTGGTCTATGCCCAGTTCATGCCAGCGATAAACACGCTGCCGAAGGAGTTTCTCCAGTGGTCGAACCGGGTTGAAATCCGTGTGCCCTATAACCCAAGCCACATTGAAGTCTCTTATCAGGCAGCACGGGAGTACCCCAAGCCGAATAACCGCATGAAGATGGATGATGGTACCATCATCGACAGCATGTTTTCTATCAGCCTTAAGTTGCCGGATACACCCAAGTACAAGACCTACATCGAACAGATTGCCGTGTGGCATGAGGGCGTCAAGGCACTTGAGAAGCAGCGCGACGAGTTCGTGGACGGTGTGAAGAAGGTAATCGAGGCGCATACCACTCTTGCACCTGCTCTCAAGGCATGGCCCCCACTGTGGGACTTGGTGCCCGAGACGTTCCGTGAACGCCACCGCAAGGTTGTGGAGCGTACCAAGCCCGCTTCCACGGCGGAACTGGACGTTGATCTCACGTCTCTCACCGCTGCCGTCACCATCGCCAAGATCACCCGATAAGGAGGACACCATGAGTTGGAAGCATCCGTTCAAAAGCTACAAGTCAATGCACGAGTTCGTGAGTGAGGGCAGAAGCCCTCGCCTTGATGGGCGCAAGTACACGTCAGCCTTCCGGCTGTTCTTGCGTGATGACCACATCGAAATCCATAACCACAGCATGAGCATTGCGAAGCTGTACCCGAATGACACACTGGAGTTTGTTGCCACGGCTGGTCAGGTGTGGGGTGCGGGCAATTCGCTGGCGATGAACTTCACCAAACTACTGCCAGTGGTCTTCCGCAACTTCGACAAGGGCAGGTACAAGATCGTGAGCCCACTGGCAGGCAATGTCTGGCAGAGGGATACGCAGGAGTATTTCCAAGGGCTTATCCTGAACATCAAGACAGGTGAGGTTACCAATCCCAAGGACATGACACCTGTAACCGACGAGAGCAAGCGCAAGCAATGGCTGGCCGGACTGAAGTCCTTTCGGTTCAGGCTGCGGGCCATGGCCCGTGTCGGCGTGTTCGATGCACAGAAGGATTATGCGCCGCGACACTCGCCTTACTTCAGCACGAATGATCTTCGTACCTTGGCCGAGGCTATCATGTCAGGCGAAGTGTCCGAGGACACAGCCCGAATGCTGCGCTTCAAAACCAGCGAGTGGACAGCACGGAAGTACACGTCCTATGGCGAAGCTGTGGTCGGTGTGTTCGAGAACACGGTCAAGTCCAACAGCCGTACTCTCCGCACCCATGTTGGTGTTATCTCTCTCAAGGACTAGACAGGGACATTCATCTCAGGTACGTTCGTCCCTACCATGAGAAATTATCAGAAGCAGAAAGAGCCCCGCAAGGGGATGGCAATCCATCCCCTTGTACGCTGGGTGTGGAGCCAGATGAACAGGCAACGTGCTTCACAGGAGGATGTTGCCAAGCGATCTGGTGTCGCATCCAGCACGATGCGCAAGTGGCGGGTGGGAGTTCGCTCCCCCCGCGTTATGGAATTAGAAGCCGTTATAAACGCACTTGGTTACAAGCTAACAGTGAAGGAGAAAGACGAATGACTAGTCTTATTGCAATGCAACGCAAGACGGCAGCGTTTGTGAAGCGGGCAGCAGCCCGTCTCGAAGACGAGATTGCCATGAGCGACCAGTGTCTCGTAAACTTATTGGAGCGCCTTGACGAAGACATCGCTCGCATCAACGAGCGTAAGCTCCAGCTTATGGATGAGTTCGCTGCCCGCCGCAGTAACCTCGAACAACTTATCGGTACTGAAACTGAGGTCGATGAGGAGGTTTACCCCGATGCCTGATAACAATGTTCAGTGGGCGTTCGCAGCGTACTTTGCGCTGGGTTCGCTTGGCGGTATTTTATATATCACGCATCTCATCTTCCGCTTCTTCGCACCCAAGGAGAAGTACAACCCATGGGAGGAGATGACACGACCGATGGTAGAACCTGTACGCGGTGAACCGCCTATCTCAGCGAGGAAGAAATGAAACGCAAGAGCATCCGCAAAGGCAACTACCAAGTTGCCGTCAACTATCTCGTACACTATCCTAATGCCACTGTGCGGGAGGTGATGGATTACTCTGGCCTGTCGTACTATCGCTCACAGAAACTTATTCGTCAGCGGCAGACCCCGGTAGAGACACTCATGTCTCCCCCTCCGACAAGCGAGGGGCGCAAGGATGACAGCGGCAAAACGCCGTGGCACCTGTTGCCGCCGGATGCGCTAAAGCAGATCGTGCTGGTCCTTGAGTTCGGCGCTAACAAATACGGCGACCGCAACTGGGAGAAGGGTATGAACTGGTCACGTCCCTTCTCTGCTCTGATGCGCCATATGTGGGCGTGGTGGCGTGGCGAAGACCGTGATCCTGAGACTGGCTTATCTCATCTGGCCCATGCCGGGTGCTGCATATTGTTTCTGCTCGACTATTATGGTCGGGCTGCTGGCAAGGATGACAGACCCCATGCCGATAACTAGAAGACAAATCACCAAGGTCTGTGAGGATGCCGGGTACAAGGTACTTGATGTTACACAGGCTAAGCACTTTCATATCACAGTCGAGCGGGGTGGACGCACTGCGTCCATCACCGTCTCTGTATCACCACGGAGTAGCTTCTGGCCGACATGGCTTATAGGTGACATCAAACGAGCGATGAGGGAGAGCGCGTGATCGAACTTGCATTTGTTGGTGCGGTGTGGATCGCACTGGTGGTGTGCTGCTTCGCAGCATTCAAGGTCGGCGGCGACTATGATGAGGATATGTGATGAGTGAAGAAATGCAGTTGGCGCTGGAACACACTCTCAAAACCATGCGCGAACTAAAGGAAGCCAAGGCCGAGATAAAGCGGCTGCGGGCGGCGCTGGAGGACGTGTCATCCACCTTTGACGATACCTACAGCCCCTACAGCCGCGAGGGTAGATTGGGGCGTCTTGCCCGCGCAGCACTCGCACAGGAGAAGCAGTAATGGATATCGTAACGATAGACCTAGAAACTTATTACGACAAGGAGTTCTCCCTGTCGAAGATGACCACGGAAGCCTATGTCCGTGACCCTCGCTTTGAGGTGATCGGTGTGGGCGTGAAGGTGAACGACCAACCTGCCGACTGGTACAGTGGCAGTGACCCCGGACGGTTCCTCAGGTCACTGGATTACAGCAAGCGGGCTATCCTCTGCCACAACACCGTGTTCGACGGTGCCATCCTGTCGTGGAAGTTCGGCATCAAGCCGAGACTGTGGCTGGACACACTGTCCATGGCTCGCCCGTGGCACAACATAACTGTGGGTGGTTCGCTCAAGAAGCTGGCTGCTTACTACAGGCTGGGCGAGAAGGGCGAAGAGGTGATCCATGCCATGGGCAAGCGCCGTGCTGACTTCTCTGAGGAAGAGATAAACCGCTACGGTGCATACTGCCTGAACGATGTGGACCTGACCTACCAGTTGTTCCAGAAGCTGAAGGGTAAGTTCCCGGCGGGTGAGTTGCTGCTGATCGACCAGACCATTCGGATGTTCACCGAGCCGACCATAACGCTCGACAAGATGTTGCTGCTTCAGCATCACACTGACGTGGTTAACAGGAAGTCCATGCTCATGGACGAACTGTCGTGGCTTGGCGATACCGAAGAAGAGATCAAGTCCAAGCTGATGAGCAACGACAAGCTGGCCGTAGTGCTTGGTGCGATGGGTGTTGAAGCACCTATGAAGACCAGCAAGACTACCGGCAAGCAGACCTATGCCTTCAGCAAGACAGACACAGCATTCACAAAGTTACTGGAACATACTGATACCCGAGTACAAGCGTTAGTCGGTGCCCGCCTTGGCGTTAAATCCACACTGGAGGAAACGCGAACCGCTGCGCTTATGGGGGTGGCAGAGCGCGGGCCTCTGCCTATCATGCTCAACTACTATGGTGCCCACACTGGTCGCTTCTCCGGTGGCGACAAGATGAACCTGCAGAACCTGCCGCGAGGCGGGACGCTTCGCCGTGCCTTGTGTGCTCCCGCAGGTAAACTTCTTCTGGCGTGTGATAGCGCACAGATCGAAGCCCGCATCGTTGCATGGCTGGCAGGACAAGCGAACCTGTTGCACTCGTTCCGTGAGGGACGCGATGTGTACTGTGAGTTCGCCACCGATGTCTATGGCCGCAAGGTAACTAAGGCTGAGAAGCTGGAGCGCCATGTTGGCAAGACTGCTGTGCTGGGCCTTGGTTATGGCATGGGATGGATCAAGTTCCAGACTACGCTGGCTCTTGGCGCTGGTGGCATGAAGGTCGATCTCTCCGAGGGTGAAGCCAAGTCCATCGTCGGTGTCTACCGCAACAAGTACCCCATGATACAGGCGCTATGGGACCGATGTGGCTGGGCACTGGGGCGCATGGTCATGGGTGAGAGCGGTGAGGTCAGACCGGGTGTCACGTTCGGGAAGGAGTACGTTGGTTTGCCCAATGGGTTACGGCTGCACTACCCGCTGCTGAACCGCACGTTGGAAGGGTTCAAGTTCGTCGGTGATAGCCGTTCCATGCTGGCAGCTACCAAGGCCAAGGTCACCGGA